TGCCTGTTGTGGCGGGGGCTTGCGCTGGGGTTCGCTGCGGGGGCTGCCGCAGCAGCAGCCGCGGTAGCGGTGCTTGGGCTGGCGGCGTGAAGACGTGACGGCCGAGTGAAGCGGAGACGGGCCGGTCTGGAAGAGGCTTGGCCTCGCCGGAAGGCCACTAGGATGGATCAGGGAAATGGCTTGGGGTTGGCGCCGGGGCGAGACGCCTCGGGATGGGAAGGCTTTTCTTGAACACAAGCAGGCCGGCGGATGGGGCTTCATCGGGCTCTACGGCCAGGGAGACGCGAGCTGGACGGGCCGGGATTACGGCTCGCTTTGCCGCGAAGGATTCATGCGCAATCCGGTCGCGCACCGGGCTGTGAAGATGATCGCGGAGGCGGCCGCGTCGATCCCGTGGCTTGCCTATCAGGGCGAGGCGGAGATTGAGGATCATCCAGTGCTGGATCTGCTCCGCCAGCCCAATCAGCGGCAGGCGGGGCCGAGCTTCATGGAGACGCTGTACGGGCATCTCGTCATGTCCGGCAACGCCTATGTGGAGCTGGTGGAAGCGCCGAACGGAAGCCGTGAGCTGCACCTGCTGCGGCCCGACCGGGTGAGCGTGATTGCGGATGCCGCAGGCTGGCCCGTGGCACTCGAATACGGGACGGGTAGCGTGAAGCGGCGGATCTCGCTTGACGAGCCGCCGCTGGCGCTGCACGTGCGGCTGTTCCACCCGCTCGACGATCACTACGGGTTCGCGCCGCTGTCGGCGGCTGTGCACGCGCTCGACATTCACAATGCCGCGGCCCGCTGGAACAAGGCGCTGCTCGACAATTCGGCCCGGCCGTCCGGAGCGCTGGTGTATGCGCCGAAGGACGGGGGAAACCTGACGGACGAGCAGTTCGAGCGCCTCAAGGCGGAGCTGGAGCAGGGCTATGCGGGTACCAGCCGGGCCGGGCGGCCGCTGCTGCTCGAGGGCGGGCTCGACTGGAAGGCGATGAGCCTTTCGCCCAGGGACATGGACTTCATGGAGGCGCGCAACGGTGCGGCGCGCGACATCGCGCTCGCGCTCGGCGTGCCGCCCATGCTGCTCGGGATTCCCGGGGACAACACCTATGCGAACTACCAGGAGGCAAACCGCGCCTTCTACCGGCTGACGGTGCTGCCGCTGGTCGGAAAGATCGTGAAGGAGTTCGAGGTCTTTCTCGGACGCAGGTTCGGGGACGGATTGCGGCTTGCCATCGACGCGGACCAGATCGAGGGGCTGGCCGCCGAACGTGAGGCCCTGTGGTCTCGTGTCGGCAACGCCACATTCCTGACGGATGACGAAAAGAGGGCGGCGGTCGGCTACCAGCCGCTGGGCCTTGGCAATACAGGTGACGATCATGGCTGATCTCAATGAGGCAGGCGGGCTGTGGCTCGCCAAGACAAGCGGTGCGATCGCCGGATCGGCCATTTCCATCGCCTATTTTCTGCCGGCGGGACGGCGCGAGGCGGCTATCCGCTTCGCGGTTGGCGTGGCGTGCGGTCTCGTTTTCGGCAGTACGGCGGGGATCAAGATCGCCACCGAGCTGGGTGTAGCCGAGTATCTCGCGCCGTTCGAGATGGTGCTGATGGGATCGGCGACCGCGAGCCTGTGCGCGTGGAACGCCATCGGGATAGCGGTGCGGATGCTCGATCGGCGGGCAAAGGGCGGTTCCGAAAAGACATAAAGGGTATTGTGCTGCGTCGGGCGGGTCGCAGCGGGGCTGAAAATTGATGGCCGGCGGCGGGTCTTCCCGGACGCCGGGATGAAGCATTGCGCCGCGCAAGGCGGCGCACGCGTGGGGGCGACATTTCCATGATAGCGAGAGAACGCAAGTTCGCCGGGCTCGACCTGGCGGAGGTGCAGGAGGACGGCACCTTTTCAGGCTATGCCAGCGTGTTCGGGCGGGTGGATCTCGGACGGGACGTGGTCGAAAGGGGCGCATTCGCCGACTCCATTATCAGGCGGGGTCCAGCTGGTGTCCGAATGCTGTTCCAGCATGATCCGGGGCAGCCGATCGGGAGCTGGCAGGAGATCCGCGAGGATGCGCGTGGGCTGTTCGTCGTGGGCAAGCTGACGACGGGCGTGGCGCGGGCGCGCGAGGTGCTGGAACTCATGCGCAGCCGGGCCATCGACGGGCTTTCGGTAGGGTTCCGCACCATTCATTCAACCAAGGATGCGCGCACGGGCATCCGACACATTCGCAAGGCCGACCTGTGGGAAATCTCGGTAGTGACATTTCCCATGAATCCGGAGGCCAGGATCGAGCAGGTGAGAGGGATCAGAACAGGGGGAGAACTGCCAACCATCAGGGAATTCGAGCACTGGCTCCTGCGGGATGCGGGGCTGACCCGAAGCGAGGCCCGGACAGTGATTGCAAAGGGCTTCGCTCATCTCAAGCGCGAGCGGGACGCCGCGAAAGGCAAGCCGCTTCAACTGGCGGAGACGATCCGCAGGGCGGCAAGGTTGTTCCAACAGTGAGCGAATGTCATGACAGCAGGGGCACAGGCGGGCGCGGTGGAGACCAAGTCCGCGGATATCAGCGCGGCGCTCGAGGAGCTGATGTATTCCTTCGAGGCCTTCAAGGAAGCCAACGATCAGCGGCTGAAGGAGCTGGAGCGGCGATCGGCCGATCCGCTGACGGCGGAGAAGGTGGAGCGCATCTCCGAGGCGCTCGATGAGCAGAAGCGTCTCATCGATGCGGTGGTTCTGAAGAATTCCAGGCCGCCGCTGGCGCTGGACGGTGGGGCGTCGGCACATCCACCAAGCGAACACAAGCAGGCCTTCGAGGCCTATGTGCGCACGGGCGATGAGCGCAGGCTGCGGAGCCTGGAAGAGAAGGCCATGTCCTATGGCACGCCGGCCGATGGCGGCTATCTCGTGCCGGACGAGACGGAAAACGAGATCGGCCGACGGCTCGCGCAAATCTCGCCGATACGCTCCATCGCTTCGGTGCGGAAGATTTCCTCGGCAGTGCTGAAGAAGCCGTTCGCGACGACCGGCATCGGCACCGGCTGGGTGGCGGAAACGGCAAGCCGCACCCAGACCACAACGAACACGCTGGCGGAGTTGTCTTTCGCGACCGCGGAGCTGTACGCGATGCCGGCGGCGACTGCGGCGTTGCTAGAGGACAGCATGGTTGACCTCGACGCCTGGATCGCGGGCGAGATCGAGACGGTGTTCGCGGAACAGGAGGGCAAGGCGTTCGTCGAGGGCGACGGGTCGAACAAGCCGAAGGGGTTTCTCTCCTACACGACGGTGGCGGATGCCAGCTGGAGCTGGGGAAACCTGGGCTACATCGCGACGGGCAATGCTTCGGGTCTTGCCTCCTCTAGCCCGACGGACACGCTGATAGACCTCGTCTATGCGCTCAAGGCGGGCTACCGCCAGAACGCGACCTGGGTGATGAACCGCAAGACGCAGGCGGCGCTGCGCAAGCTCAAGGACGATAACGGCCAGTACATCTGGCAGCCGCCGGCGGCAGCCGGAAGCCGGGCGATGCTGATGGGCTTCCCCGTCGTGGAGGCGGAGGACATGCCCGACATCGGCGCCGGCAATTATCCGATCGCGTTCGGCGATTTCCGCCGCGGCTATCTGGTGGTCGACAGGGCTGGGGTGCGGATCCTGCGCGACCCGTATTCCGCCAAGCCGTACGTGCTGTTCTACACGACCAAGCGTGTGGGTGGCGGCATCCAGGATTTCGAGGCGATCAAGCTGCTGAAGGTCGCTGCGAACTAGGGGCGTTCCGATTTCCAAACGGAAAACGCTGAGCAAATCAGCATCTCGTCTTGCACGGTTCCGGACGGACGGCGACTGCCTTCGGTCCGGACCTGCGGCACCATCGACGCCGGTTCGCTGCGGCACCAGGTTGTGCATGCCGCGGCGGGGCAGCGGTCCCGGTTGTCCTCCCGCCGGGACCGCCTCCTTTTCAATGCGCGCCGGTCAACAGGCAGGCACGGGAGGATTCTCGAAAGGGGGCGTTTCCATGACATTGATACGGACGGTCGAACCGGCCGCCGAACCCGTCACACTTGCCGGAATGAAGGCCCATCTGCGCGTGACGCATTCGAGTGAGGACGAGCTGATTTCCGGTCTCATCAAGGCTGCGCGCGAAGAAGTGGAACGTAGCACATCGCTTGCGCTCATCCGCCAGTCGTGGCGGCTGGTGCTGGGCGAGTGGCCGCGCGACGGCTGCATTTCCCTCCAACCCAATCCGGTCATCGGTGTGTCATCCGTCGCCGTGTTCGACGAGAACGGGGACGAGACGATCCTGCCGGCCGGATCCTATCTCCTGGACAACATTTCCAATCCTGCCCGACTTCAGCTCAAGGATATGGCGGCACCGGGGAAGGCGCTGAACGGCATAGAGGTCGAATTCGAGGCCGGTTACGGCGACAGCGGCGTGGAGGTGCCCGAGGGCCTGAAGCGGGCGATCGGCATTCTCGTCGCCTACTGGTACGAGTTCAGGGGCGCCTATGGGGCGAAAGACCAGCCGGTAGCCATTCCAGGCGAGTACCTGCGGATCATCCGGCATTTCAGGGCGCCGAGGCTCAGATGAAGCTCGAATATCTCGATCCGGGAAAACTGAGGACCGAACTCAGGGTCGAACGGGTCGCGACCGTGGATGACGGGGCGGGCGGCCACGAGGAGACCTGGGAGGAATGGTGCGTGCTGTTCGGACAGGTCGAGCCGGTGCGGGCGCAGAGCTACTTCGGCGCGGGGCAGGCGCATGAGCGCGTGACGCACCGGGTGGTCGTGCGCTGGCGAGAGGGGTTGCGGAGCGGGATGCGGTTTGTCACGGACGGGCGGCGGCTCCACATCGTGACGTTGCGCGATCTCGACCAGCGAGGGCGGTATCTCATGTGCGAGGTGCGGGAGGAGGGGCAGTGATGATTTCGATTGGCGTTGCGATGAACGGGCTGATCCGTGCGCTGCGGGTGAAGCGCCTGGCGCTGGCGAACAGGGTTGAGCGGCGGGAGGTGTCACCGAGGCTCGCGCAGGCAAGGCGCGGAAGGAAAAGGGAGCGAGGCGATGAACGCGGCCGCGCTTGACCTGCAGGAGGCAGTAGTTACGGCGCTTCGGGGGCACGAGGCGCTGGTGAGCGCGCTGGGCGGTCAGAAGATCCACGATCTGACGCCGGCCGCGCTGCCGTTTCCCTACATCACCTTCGGCAGGACTGAAGTCTACGATTGGAGCGCAGACCAGAGCGAGGGCAGCGAGATTCTGTTCAGCCTGCATGTCTGGTCCAAGCACAGGGGGCGCAGGGAAGCATTGCAGCTCATCGACCTGGTGGCGGAGGCTCTCGATGAGGGACGGGTGGTGCCCACGCGTCATCATCTCGTCACCTGCACGCTGGATGCAACCGAGGTCCGGTACGACGAGGACCTCGACGCGTTCGAGGGCGCCGTACATGTCCGCGCCCTGATGGAGCCGGCCTGAGCGGCCGGTCCGATCTTCTTTCCACAAAACGTTTGGGCAGTTCCGGGGGGCGGCTTTGCCGTTCACGGAACCCACTCAGGGGGCATTCTCATGGTGGCGCAGAGGGGCAAGGACCTGATCCTAAAGCTGGATCTGGCAGGGGACGGCACGTACGCGACCGTCGCCGGGTTGAGGTCGAAACGGCTCGCGTTCAACAGCGAGACCGTCGATATCACAGATGCGGAATCCGAAGGACGCTGGCGGGAGCTGCTGGCGGGAAGCGGGGTGCAAAGGGCTTCCATAAGCGGTTCGGGCATCTTCAAGGACGCGGCGTCGGATGCGGCAATCCGCGAGCGGTTCTTCAATGGAACAATTGCCCAGTGGCAGCTGGCGATACCCTCGTTCGGGTTTGTCACAGGGCCGTTCCAGATCACGGCACTAGAATATTCGGGCAATCACGACGGCGAGGTGGTGTTCGAGATCGCGCTCGAATCCGCGGGCAAACTCACCTTCACGGAGGCCGCATGATCGTCAATCGCAGGCGGGGCGAGATCAGCGCGAGGCTCGATGGGCGGGAGTATCGCCTGTGTCTTACGCTGGGGGCGCTGGCGGAGCTGGAGGCCGCGTTCGAGACGCAGGACATCAATGCGCTGGTGGAGCGGTTCTCGAACGGCAGGCTGTCGGCAAGGGACATGGCGGCGGTGATCGGCGCGGGGTTGCGCGGTGGCGGCAACGATATCCCCGACGCCGAGGTGCTTGCCATGCGATGCGAGAATGGGGCGGTGGGTTTCGCGCGCATCGTCGCTGAACTGCTTTCCGTGACATTCGGGGAGCAGGAAGGGCGAAAGAGCGAGGCAAACCCTTGAAAGCCGCAACGGCGCAGCGCGAGCCGTTTCCCTGGCAGCAGGCGATGGGGATCGCGTTCGCGTGGTTGCGGCTTTCGCCAAAGGATTTCTGGGCAATGAGCCCGCGGGAGCTCGCCGCTGCGCTCT